TATCAAGGACACATGCAATAATTGTGTTCATCCCCTAAACAGAAATTAACTATCTGCTAACTTCTTAAAGTAATCCATCGTATCAGCTGATTCCGAGGATGCTGTTGCACCTTCATTTGCTAATGCCGATTCGATTACAGGTTCCGCTGCAACTGCATCTTTGTTTACATCAGACCATGGCACTTCGTCTTGGTCTTCTGCAATAGATTCTGCAGTTGAAGTTGCTACTGCACCAGTAAGTCCTAAAACCCTTTCGAGTTTCTCTTTGAGTTCCTCGTAGGTTTTAAATTCACTTGGTGCAATGATGTCGGACAAACTATACAATGAAGTATACACTTCATTCAGTTTGTTTTCATCATCAAAAAGCATAGCTGAACTATCGAACTCTGACTTATCATAGTTCCAATATCCATCTACCTTTCTTATTTTGATTTTGAAGTTTGCACCTTCTCTCACATCAAATGGATTGATTGGTGCCTCATCTTCAAACGCAGGTGAGATAGCTTCTTTGAGTTGTTCAAAGATTTTCTTACCATATCTGTATAAGAATACCTTTCCTTCATTGTCAGGATTCTTAGGATCAGAAACAACATAGACATTAGAAACATAGTGAAGTCTTCGCTTCTGTTTCCTTGCAATCTCTTTGTTTGCTTCTATCCCAGTATTCCACAATGTAGTATTGTATTCGGACACAGGGTCTTGTTTATTAAGAGTCGTTAAAGACTTCTCAATATACCATCCGCCTGGCCCTTGAAAACCGTGATCCCAATAAGAGACCCATGGCATTTCTTCACCTTCGGGGGTTGGTAGGAAACGGATTATTGCAAACCCATTACCACTCTTGTCGAGCTCGGGTTTCCAAAATCTGTCATCGGAATAGGACTTTTTTTCTCCTTGAGTAGGAGAGGCAGTTTCCATTGCTGCCCTTAACTTATCTAATGATGTAGACATAGTATTTTCCTCGTATATGCATTATATCGCATTTTATTTAACATTTTATCTAAAGGTAAAAAGAGAACTCTCTCCTAATACCCACCTTTCCTTACTATTTTCATAATAAGTAAGTTCATTATACACGACTTTCTTGTCTTCGTCAATAGGGTTTTTGAAGTAAACCGCTATATCTTTAAACAAGTCGTCTTTCAATAAAGAAACAAACTGGTATTTCTGTATAGTAAATACTGCATGTTCCTCGGTATATTTATGCGCGTAAGAACTTATATCTAAGCCCTTTAGTGCATTATCGTAATCTTGTATATCAGGGTCTAATGCATCAAACCCTACTAAAGTAATTTCTTTGTATCCTTGATAAGCTGCATATCCTAATGCACTCATTCCACAAAAGAGATTCTTGAGCTTGTCGTTATTATACATAATAATGTTCTCATTTGGGGGGACTATATTATAGCAAGTAAAGTATACTTCGTCTTCCCCTTCACCTTGTGCAATAAAATGAGTATCAGACTCGGAACGGTTCGTTATTATCTTCGCTCCCATAATCTTATACACCTCTTCTATCTCTTCATAGTGTTCTATCTCCATTGCACCATACCAGTCACCCATAGCAATAGGACACTTTTTTAATACACCTTTTTCTATTGCGTCATGCTGGACGGGAATATCTAAACAGAAAAGTTTGTCGGGATATATCCCTTCTGTATAGATTGCATTACAACCCCACCACTCTTTATACTCTGAATTAAAGTGATCTCGTCCTACCTTTGTATATCGAAGAAACCCATCATATTGTTTTCTGCTTGGGCCGTTTCCTACTATGTGGAGCATAGGTCTATTAACCTCTTCTTGTATACTGCATGGTCATATGTAATGAATGCTTTATACTTGTTTAACTTGGTATGGACTTCGGGATATACAACCTTCTCTTGTATTAGTCTATCCCAATCTTTACTGAATCCAATTATCTCGTCCATAATACACATTGTTTCGGGTGATACTTCTTTTGCAAGATATCGTTTTAGCAGGATAGGATGCTGTCCTGCTTTAACCTCTATCAGCTTATTGATATTTTTTGCAGCGGTCAGCGAGTCGTTTACTTCTGTCTCGAACATATAAGTTAACTTCTGATTTCTTTTCTTCCATTCCTTATATACTTTGTCTGATTCATTATCCAATAAGTCTCCAACCCATTGGTCTTTAACCAGTAGGTTGGCAATATAAAAATCTTGTAGTTCTTGTTTGTAATTCTTAAAGAGCTTACCGAAATGGTATTTGTCTTTTCTCTTTAAGAAGGAATTAATGTTTGCTTTGACTTTACCGTTGTATTGAATAAAGTCGTAGTCGTTAGAATAGAAATGCAGTTTTATACCAAGGTATAAAGTGTATGCGTCATATCCTTCACGACTCGTCATTACTTCACCAGTTTGATACTGGTGGTTGCTTCCGTGTGTGCTTTAACTACTGCGTCATTTGTCGGGGTAACAAATACTGCATTATAAAATGTGGTGGCTTCAGGATTCTCTACTCCAGTGACAGCAATACCATGTGCAAATCCCATACCACCCTCGGGTGTTTGGACTATCATGCGTGGGTCTTTAAGTTCCACATTACCGTCTTCTAGAGATTCAAGTTTTCCAACATACTCTCCACTCACTGTTACTACTGTAACAACATCACCTTTATCCATTATTTTTTCTCCGTAAAGAAGCCACTCAAGGTAGACTGACTTCGTGTGTGCCTGTTAATCATGTTTAACTGTTCGGCTTCTGCCTGTAGTTTTTCCTTAAGAGGTGTAGAGATTAATCTCTTTGCACTCTCGGGTTCTACTTTATTAACTTCACATATTTTAATTATTGCTGACATTACATCTGCATTTCCCCTTCCCTTCGCAAGTATTCTTTCAACTTGTTCGCTGAATTCCTTTTTCGATATCATATTAATCTTAGATTCCATATAAGTTTCTATATTGTTTTCTCAAAAGAGCTAGGGGTTCGATATAGTCTCGGTGGTCACAATTAAACATTTGAAATGAGTTCATTCCTTCCACTGCTACCAGAGCCATACATTCTTCAATCTCATGACCTGTTAGTTCTTCTACCATTAATGCATATGCAGCCATTTGAAGATACCATTGTTTCGCCATGTATTCTTCTTTTGGTTTTGCACTGCTTTTAAAATCTATAATCATTAACTGACCCTCAAACATTCCAATGCAATCTACTCGTCCAGCCATCTTAAGGGTGTTCGAATACATTGGAGCCTCTATGGCAAGTGGGACTATTTCATCTAAAACTGGTCTGACGGCACGGAACATTCCTTCTTGTATAATGTTCTCAAACTCTATAAACTCCTTATCTTTCTTAAGGTAGTCTTCCACATGTTGGTGAAATAGAGTTCCTCTCTTTGCACCCGCGGAAGAAATCTTATTGGCTTCTTCTTCACCAACTCTTTCTCTCCACAGCTGTATTTGCTTTCTTGATTCAAGGCCGACAACGGTTGTTACACTCGGGAATGCTTCTCCGTTTTCGTCTATGTAATATCTATTACCTTCCCTTTGTTCTGTCTTAAGGTCTAGGTGTTCTAATTCGGTTATATCTAACAGGGTTGTTCTCACTTGCATAATAATATTATATCACTTTGTTTGCTGTTTGTCCATATGCTTTTTGATAGTCCTTACAGACTTCTCTCTTTTAATATCTTTACTCCCATGTCTCTCATGAACATTTGAGCCGGGATGTGCGTCACCTATTTTGTTAAGGACATCTTTAAATCCACCATCTATCTTAACACGGTCACCGTGACCGCCTACAATATTAGGTGCAGATATTCGTTGTTCTAGGTGTGGGGATTGTTCTTTGAAATGCTCTAAGTCTTTATAAGACATGAAGTGTTCTTCGGTCTCACCAGTGAGTTCATTATAAAAATCATATCTAGGCATAATGTATTATTTATGGTTTAGTAAATATCCCATTCCAAAGGCAAGTGCCATAAGAATGCAAAGAATAGATATATGGTTCCACCTACAAGTAAAGGATATCTAAACTCTTTGTTTCTCCATAAGTAAAACCCAACCAATAAAAAAAGAAATCCGAAGAACATATCGAATATAAACATTTTTGGTTGAGTTGTTAGACTAGAAAGAATTGTCGACTCGGCTGGTTCCATTACTATAGTCAAATCCTATATTAAGTTTATATGGGTCTTGACCACGACCAACATATTCGACACCCGCTCTTGCAGTTGACGGTGCAACATAATCCAAATACTTATCTACCCAGTATCCTTTTCTCTTGCAATAGTCTTCTACTTCTTCGTAGGTTCCCATTGCATACATTACATGTTTGCTTTCTTTATCTAGAACCTTTGCAAATTCCATATCACTTATGTGACCAGTCTTTGGTAATCCTAAATCTAATTTCAATTCTTGTTGTTTCATTTATAAAATATATGTTCGTTAATATGCACTGTCTCATTCAAGTGTTGAGCCCAGTAAGGATAAATGTAATCTGCATGATACCACATAGCACCTTCTGTTAAATCGAAAGGTTGTGTTAGTAAAAATTGATTGGCAAGTTGCATACATGCAATCCAAGTCTTACTGTCTTTTGGTTCGTCTGACTTACCGTCACAATACCAACTGAATTGACACATTCCCCTACGAGGAATCAGCTCACCAGTTTTCCATGAGGTTCTATATTCTTTTGTTTCATAAACTACTTCACAAATCGTATTAGGGAATTCTTCTGCTCTAACTCGGTTCATGGTTACAAGAGCGACTCCTACTTTTCCAGCGAGAGGTTGATTACCTGCTTCGAAATATAAGTTCTGTGCAAGACAAAATGCATCACTATTTACATCTTGTTTCAACGCATGCGCGGGTGCAGCCCACATGCCTATACAAAATCCTAACACAAACAAACATAGGTATTTCAAACCTTTCATTTCCTTACGCATATTCTTACTCCCTTGAAGTAGTCTTTATTGAAGTCTTGGTTATACTTCTTGCTTACTCTTGATAAACAAGCACGAACACCAAACACTTTAAACACCAAGTAGTCTAGGAAAGACACTTGAACTTGAAATTCTTTTTTATATAGGTCGCCCCTTTCAGGCCCACCAAGAAAATCTGCTACTATCATATTAAATAACTCGGCCCATAAATTGTTTGTGGTTTAACTGGATATCCTTTTAAAAGATTTCCTCTTGGTGCATTCAATGTAGGAGTTCTCCACCCAGCTGCCATTAGAACATCACCTTCTTTAAATTCTATAAACTCTCCACCACTTTTCTTTTTGTTCTTAACTTTGAAATCGTGTTTTGCAATGAATCCCCAAACACTTCGTTTAGGATAAACATTCCTTGAACCTTCGTTATAACATATACGAATGTATTTCTTACCTTCCGTATAATCGTGGAACGAACCGTGGGATATCCTCGGCCATTTCCTTTCGTATTCTCTAGTTAAATCTTTGCAGAGTGTATCTACTGCTTCATTTAATTCCATTAAGCTACCTCTTCTTTCTTACCGTAGAAACCTGTGGGTAGT